TAGGGCTTTCCTGCCTCAGCCTCTCTAGGGCCTCTCTGAAATTATCCTGCTCTGCCTCCAAAATACTAGCAAAGAGTTCCCTGACCATCATTGTGGTTTTGTTCGGAACCCCGGCCGGCCGTCCGTTTAGTCCGTGTGTGTTTCCTACTTCAAATGGCATGGCTTCATATGTTTTTTTTACTTAAAATACTGCAGGGCAAACTTCTTCACCCCTACTACTACTTCTCTTCTACACGACCCACAGCCTTTGTCTACTTTGTAGCCGTGCTTCTGTCCAAGCGCTCCGTTCCAAATCCTGTAGACCATCTGTAGTTCTTCAGGCGACCAGTGCTTCTTATCCGTCTTGAACAACTCTATGTTGTGCGTCAGCTCTATTTCCCAGGCAAGCATCAGAACAACCTTGTGTGAATCTTATCTGCCTCGTTAGAGAGCCAGCCTGTCATTGCTGCCCCCAGGAAGGTCCAAATCGGGTGCATCGGCATTGGGAAAATTAGAAACCCCAGTATCAAGCTGATCCAAAAGGCTAAGCATGTCGAGCATGTCATCGGAGGTCGGTCCAACCTCAGCTTCTTGATTGTCCACCTGTAGGGTTGGCTGTGCAGGATTGGTGGAATTGCCATTGCAAGTACTGCAGCCTGCATCATCATCTGTAAGAGTAAAGTATTCATTGACTATTTCTATTTTTGTTTTTGTTGGGTCTATGCCCAACCTGTGGGCCTGCTTCAAGACGGCTGAAGTCATCTTGGGTTCTGGATTGACGAAGTAGACATCGGTGCCTTTGAACTTCCATTTTACTTGTTTCATATGTTGGTTGTGTTTATTTCATAAGCAGGTAGGCTTCCCGTGATTGTGAGCATGTCTGAGTTCTGGATGTCGACTCCGGACACTGGATTAGCCCTCACGATTTCTAACTGATCTTGTAGCTCCCTTATTAAACCCATGGTCTTAGCCCTGTTGGCTGAAATTCCACTAGTCCTCTGCTGAGATTTTTTCTTGTGTGCTTTTCTGTGCTTAGATACTGGCATTAGATGTTCTTTTTTATGTAGCGTCTGACGCGGTTGATGGTCAGGGAAACTGAAGTCCTAGGAATACCGGTGGAGCGAGCCAAGGAAGAAACTGTATGACCCTCTTCCACAAACGTCTCGAACAGCATCCTGTCGTACCAGTTGAGGTGCCCCAAGAGGGTCTTCGCTCTTGCAGCCAACTCTGCTGTGGGATCTTCTTCTTCAATGGGTTCCTGTGCTTCATGGAGGGGGAAAGGGTTATTACGGTAGGTATGGTAGAAGGGACTGGTAACTGAGCGAAACGAGTTCATCATAATCTTGATGCAGAACCAGCGACCTGCCCCTGCTTCTAGAATCTCCTCCAACTTAGGGTTCCTGAGGAACGAATCAAGAGTGTAGTGCAGCAGTTCATCCGCCAGTTGAGACCCTCCGGATATCTTGATCGAAGCGCCTTTGAGCGGAATGTAGTGGTCGTGCATGAACTGTTCCGTTGGTGTCAATTGGTTGGTTATACTTCCACGCCGACATCGAAGATGTCCGTCACGTC